GGCTTGCCCTAGTCGTTTTGCTTTAGCTCGTTTTGCTTCGGCAATAGTCCGTATATTGATTTTTTCTACGCTGGGTAAAATGATATCATATTGGTGATATTCGGGCTGTGTATAAGAGCTAAAAGAATTTTTACTTCTGTGTATTTCTTCTAATAGGTCTTTGTTGTTTAGATAATTTATTTTCATAGTTGTTATAATCCCTTCGCAATTATAAACTATACACTTAATTTTGTCAACTAAATATGACTAACCAGGAGTCCATATGCCGTCATTATTTGACACTAATAAAATAGGTGCTAGTATTGCTACACTAGCCAGCGCAGCCAGATCGGTTGGAAACTTACCTACCTCTAACAGCATTGCAGGTAGATTAAGTGGTGCTCTTAGTAATTTAGCACAAACTGGCAATGTTCTCAGTGCAATTCGAAGTATGACTTTGCCCTCGGGCGGTGAAACCGGGGGCTTATATAAAAATGCATCTGCTTCGTTTGGAACTACAGATTGGCGTGTGCAAGTTAGTGTGCCTCCGATACCTTCTTTTACTAGTTCTCCTGTGTTGGCTCCTTTGAAAAGTGCCGGTGGCGCAATTTTTCCATATACACCGACACTGAGAATCAGCAATTCGTCTACCTATGAAACGTCAAGACCCTTACATCAAAACTTTGGATTTCACAGTTTTGTTAACAGCCAAGCAGATGCTATTTCAATTCAGGCACCTTTTTATGTTGAAGATGCAGCCCAAGGAGCATATTGGATTGCCATGGTTCATTACTTTAGGTCAATGACAAAGATGTTCACCGGTGAAGACGACCTAGGAGGAAATCCGCCACCTATTGCATACTTTAATGCCTATGGCGAATATGTTTTTAAAAATGTTCCTGTGGTAGTAACAAGTTTCAGTGTTGAACTTGGCACCGACAGTGATTACATTGCTGTAGATCCCAATGCCGCAGCAAGTTTAACCAATGCTTATGGTGATCCGGCGGCGTCTGCACTTACTACGGCAACAGCTTTTGTTAGTGCTGTCAACCCTAAAGCAGGAGCCAAGCTAGCATTAGCCAACGGTATAGGTCAAACAGTTAAAGGTATTGCAGGCAGCTTTCAACGTCAACTGGCAGGCGCAGGAGGCGGAACACAAGGCGGCAAAACATATGTGCCTACAAAAAGCACAATGTCAGTGACACTCCAGCCAGTATACAGTAGAGACAGTGCAAGATCTTTTAGCCTTGATAAATTTGTCAAAGGCGATTATGTTAAAAATGGACAAGGATTTATTTGATGTCAGCTAATACAAAATATCCAAACACTAGTCCGTGGGCGTCAACAAAGATAACAAAAACTTATCTTGACATTTTACAAATTAGACCTGTGGCTGCAGAGCAAGATGATTATCTTTATACTATAGAACCTCAATATACTTATAGGCCGGATCTTCTAGCCTTTGACTTGTATGGAACTTCTAAGTTATGGTGGGTGTTTTCTCAACGTAATTTAGATGTAATACAAGATCCAGTATTTGATTTTACACCAGGAACGCAGATTTTTATTCCAAAAAGATCAGGACTATTATCCACACTAGGAATCTAACATGCCAAATTTTGATCTTTTTAAATCTGGAGCAACTACATTATCTACGGCTGCTAAAAAAGTAGTAGGCGATAATTCTCTGGCATCGGGGCTTGGTCTTAAAGCAGATCTCAATGCCCTTGGCGGAAAACTAGGTAATCAACTAGAAGCAACGGCCGGACAACTAGCAGGTAATCTTCCGGGTGTTTCTGGATTACTAGGAAATTTTAAACCAGATTTAAAAATTAGTCTTGGCAATGTCAATGTTGCCGACGAAGGTAAAAAAGTAAAAAATATTATTGCCGGAGGCAAGCCACCTTTTCCTAACATTCTAAGTCAGTATGCTAGTTACAATTATATTGTTACACTTTCTTGTCTTGATGATGAAAGTTTAAATTTTCCAGATTCTACATACAGAGCTGGACAGTTTAATACTTTGATACTAGCCAGCGGGTCGATTAATCCAGAAAACAGAGTTAATACTGCATTTGGCAAATTTGATTTTTACATGGACGATATTAATATTGTCCACCAATGTGCTTTTAGCAAAGACAGTGGCAACACCAACATGATGGGATTTAGGTTTAAAGTATTAGAACCTTACAGCATGGGCATTTTCCCGCAGGCCATGCAAAAGGCAGCACTAGAAGCAGGGCATCCTAGTTATCTAGGATCTGCACCGTTTTTGTTGACCATTGATTTTGCTGGACATACTCAAGATCAATTAGCAAAGTCATTGCCTAGAGAACGTAGACTATTTCCATTTACTTTAGCTGACATAACTGCTAGAGTAACTGCCAAAGGCACTGAATATGAAGTAACAGGTAATCCTTATAACTACCAAGCATTCAATGCAGGGTTTAATACTATTCCCCATGATACTACTATCAGTGGACAAACAGTTCAAGAGATGTTGCAGACCGGAGAAAAAAGTCTTCAGCGTGTGTTAAATGATTATCTAAAAGAACGTGCCAAAGAAAACAACGAAGAGCCTGATGAAATCATTATTATGTTTCCGGAGGATCCTTCTTCTCCGCTACCTTCTGCCAACGAAACAATCAACAAAGCTACTAAAAATCCCAAAGGAGGAGGAGGTGGTGGCGATATTTACGACAGGCTGAAACTTAAAAAAGGCACTGGTAAGTTAAATCAAACTTATGTTCAAGAAGAAGGAGCAGTTAACAGCGTTGGTAAAGCTAGTATGGGATTTTCTTCATCGCGTGCCGGCGAAAGCCCTTTTGGCAAAGACAATGCAGTATACGATGCAGAAAAAGGTATCTACCAACGAGGTAACTTACAAATTGATGTGACGACCAGTGACTTTAGATTTTTACAAAGCACAGATGTTACCAATGTTATTAATCAAGTAATACTAATGAGCGACTATGCTAAACAAGCACTGCGCGACAGCCAAGCAGACGACGCAGGCATGCTGCCGTGGTGGAGAATAGATCCTCAAGTTTATCAAGGATCTAGCTATAAAAATCTAGGAAAAACAGGACGCAAACCACAGCTTATAGTATATAGAGTTGTAGCATACAAAGTTAACGCTAGTATATTAATACCGCCAAACTCGGCTCCTCCGGGCATTGAGCAACTTAAAAAAGAAGCTATCAAAGAATACAATTATATCTATACTGGAAAAAATACGGAAATTATTGATTTTCAAATTACCATGAACAATAATTTTCGAAAAGCTGTGGCTGCTGATGGATACAAAAACTCAGGTGATGTAAAACAAGCCCAACAAACTGGACAAGATGCTGTAGAAGCCGCAAAAACAGCCACAGAAGATACTGGTTCTAGCAGTCCACCGCCTGATGCACAACCTAGACAACTAGTAAGGAATCTTACTAAAACTTCCACAGACGGCCGAGGCACTGGTGGTGTTGAAGATATTTCTACACGTCTAGCAAGAAACTTTATGGACGCAGTTACCGAAGGTGCTGATATGTTGGAAACAACATTAAAAATACACGGCGATCCTTATTTCTTAGGTGACAGCGGAATTGGAAATTATACCAGTCCTGAAACAAATTATAGAATGATTAACAGTGACGGTAGTATGAACTATCAAAACACAGAAGTTTATATTACTGTGAATTTTAGAACTCCCACAGATATAGATCCTACTAAAGGAACTTACAACAACATAAACGGCAGCGGTGAACTAGTTCAGGCATACAGCGGCCTTTATAAAATACGCCAAGTTGAAAGTAATTTTAGTGGCGGAAAATTTACACAGACATTAGATTTAATGAGACAGACAAATCAAGAGTTAGCTAACAAAGTTCCAAACATTGGAGTGTTTAAAAATCAAGATGCTGGTCCGCCAGTGGATGCTTATCTAGAAGATGAAGATGGTAGTCAAGCACAAGCGGCAGTCGAAGCCGCAGCCGCAGAAGAATATCCCAATGGAGCACCCAGTTTAACAGATCAAGAGATTGCCGCTAACAATGCATCTCTTGGAGATTTTAACGGATAATTATGGCAGAAGAAAAAAGACAATCGGTAAATGCAGCTGATGACAGTAAACCTGGTCCCTTTTTAGCTAGGATAGTAAGCCACCTTGATCCCTACTATATGGGAACATTGGAAGTTGAATTACTACACCCAACAGGTAATCAAAATTCTAAAGAAGGACAAATACACCAAGTTAGATACATGAGTCCATTTGCTGGAATTACCAGTGTAGCCTACGTAGATGAAAACAACGACTATAATAGCACACAAAAGTCTTACGGTATGTGGATGGTTCCGCCTGATGTAGGATCAACAGTTGTGGTATTTTTTATCAACGGTAAAGGATATTGGTTTGGCTGTATCATGGATCCTAATATGAATTTTATGGTTCCAGGTTATGCTGCAACTTCTTACCAAGTAGACGGAGAAGAAGAACGTGTGCCTGTTGCAGAATATAATAAAAAAGCCAACGATGTCAGTGCCAGAGATACCACACAAATTCCTAAGCCAGTCCACACTTCGCAGCAAACTGTGTTTGTTAATCAAGGATTATTAAAAGATGATGTTAGAGGAATAACCACTAGCAGTGCTAGACGAGAAACTCCTAGTGCAGTATTTGGAATATCAACACCTGGACCCATTGACAAGGAAGGCCCTAAAGGTAAAGTTGGTAAATTTGAGCACGTTATTCCTGAAGCATTTATTAGTAGACTAGGCGGCAGTAGTTTTGTCATGGACGACGGCGATGATAAGTTTTTAAGAAAAACAAAACCTACAGACGGACCTCCAGAATATGCTGCTGTAGAAGATGATGAAACAGACGGATTAAAAGATATTCCTCACAACGAGCTAATACGATTAAGAACTCGAACAGGTCATCAAATTTTATTACACAACAGTGAAGATTTAATTTACATTGGTAATGCTAGAGGCACTGCTTGGATTGAATTAACCAGTGATGGTAAAATTGATATCTATGCCGAAGATAGTATCAGTGTTCGAACTGAACAAGATTTAAATTTTTTCTGTGATAGAGATTTTAACTTAGAAGTTGGTCGTAATTTTAATACAAAAGTGCATGGAGAAATGCACACAAATGTAGTTAAAGATAAAGTTCTAATAGTTGACAGAGATCAAAAAATTCATATTAAACGTAGAAAAGATGAAACCATTGACGAGCAGTATCGTCAAACAGTTAATGACGATGTAAAAAAATATTACGCCAACGACTACACTCACAATGTTGATGGTAGAATGGATTTTAAAGTAGCCAAAGGATTTAGTTTTAGTGGGGGTAATGGAGCATCTGGCGCAGCGTTTGGCCCTTTAGATGAAACTAGCCAAGATCCAGCAGATCCAGTGAGCAATGATACATCAACATCTAGTCCAGTAGAAGATGTTAATGGAGCGACCCCCGATAGGATTGATATCAAAATTTATAAAGATATGCGTGTTCAACACTTGGATGGTAAATCTGTTGATCATACTATAAGTGGTTATTTAAAAACAAAAATTGTAGGATCAGTTGATATTAATACAGATTCGACTTGGAGGCAAACCTCACAGGGCGACATAGATATAAAATCTGGAGCTCATATTTTTAATACTTCAACCGGCAGCAACGAAACCAAAGCAGGCGGCAATATTTTAGAAACATCCTCCGCACAGATTCATATGAATAGTTCGAGCAATCCTGCAGGCACTGCGCCGACTTCACAAATTGCAGAGTTACCTGAAGAGGCAAGAACAACAGCCAAAGCATCTATTCCATTAAATTCTAAAACTCATAGCCTGCCAGGACCGGACGGTGAAGCATTTACAGAATCAATCATGCGCAGAGTGCCTACCCATGAACCATGGCCGCATCATGAGAATTTAGATCCTCAAAAATTTAAGCCAGAAAACACTAACAAAGATGTTGACGGTAGATACAGCGAAAACAGTGATTCTATAGTTGATCCGGGACAATACTGGAACACATATACTACAGCCATCGATACGTTCACTAAATTGCCGCCTCAAAATCAAGAAGAGGAATAAAATATGACAATCAATAATAGATTATATCAGCGAACTACAGTTAAGGGACCTGCTCAAAGCCGTGAACAGCCTAATGTTAAGGTCTACAAAGGATTCAGCACAGTCAGCGATGCCAGTGAAAACTTTGGACTCTATGATCTTGCTTTGATCAAACAAGATATTATCAATCACTTTCACATTCGTCAGGGCGAACGTTTAGAAAATCCAGAGTTTGGAACTATTATATGGGACATGCTATATGAGCCATTTACTATAGATGTAAGAAATGCCATTGTTAAAAATGTAGAAGATATCATTAACTTTGATCCTCGTGTTCAAGCAGATCAAGTAGTAGTAACACAATATGAATCAGGAATACAAATAGAATGTGAGTTATTGTATTTGACTTACAGCATTGTGGAAAAATTGCAATTTAAATTCGATCAAGACAACGGTTTAGTAAGTTAACTACCCTGTTTATTTTTTCGATAAATATTAATTAATAAGGATATAAGATGTCATCGACCGATCGTCAAAATCGATTACTAGTAGCAGAAGATTGGAAAAGAGTTTATCAGAGTTTTAAAAACGCTGATTTCCAAAGCTACGACTTTGAAAACCTACGCAGGGTAATGATATCTTATATCAGAGAAAACTATCCTGAAGATTACAATGACTATATTGAAAGCAGTGAGTATCTAGCACTAATAGATCTTATTGCATTTTTAGGACAAAGCATTGCATTTCGTGTAGATCTTAATGCTCGTGATAACTTCTTAGAACTAGCAGAACGTCGCGAAAGTGTGCTACGACTAGCAAGACTATTAAGCTATAACGCCAAACGCAATCAAGCTGGCAACGGATTTTTAAAATTTACCAGCGTTAAAACCACCGAAGCAATCATCGATTCTAACAATAGAAACTTGTCAGGATCTACAGTAACATGGAATGATGCAACCAACGCTAACTGGTATGAGCAGTTTATCAAAGTAATTAATGCAGCTCTAGACCCCAATCGTCAATTTGGTAAACCAGATGCTAAAGCCACTATTTTTGGTGTGCCAACAGAACAATACAGACTTACAACTATTAACACCGATGTTCCTGTATTTGGTTTCACCAAAGCCGTAGATGGTAGAAATATGCCATTTGAAATTACTAGCACAATTATTGATACTACCAACGAAATAATCAAAGAAGAAGCTCCTGCCCAAGGTGTTAAACCTGCATTTATCTACAAAGATGATGGTAGGGGACCCGGGTCATCTAACAACGGCTTTTTCATGCACTTCCGTCAAGGTCAGCTAAACACAGGAACATTTACATTAGATCAACCTGGATCAAATGAAATCATTGACATTGATGCAGTAAACATCAATGACACAGATGTATGGTTATATCGATTAGATAAAAACGGTCGAGAGTCAGAATATTGGCAACCTGTTTCCAGTTTCAAAGGTAACAACACTATCTATAATAGTCTAGAAAAAAATATTAAAAATATCTACAGTGTTATTACTAGAGTAGGCGACCGAGTTAGTTTAAATTTCTCAGACGGTGTTTTTGGAACACTGCCGTTGGGCACATTTAGAGTTTACTATAGAAATAGCAACGGATATTCTTATTCTATTAATCCTAAAGATATTAGATCTGTTTCTATTGACGTTTCATATGTCAGCAATTCGGGACAAGTTGAAATCTTAACCATTAACATGAGTTTAACTTCAACGGTGGTCAATGCATCGGCATCGGAAACCAATGAAAGTATAAAGAGTAACGCACCTGCAAATTATTATACTCAGAACAGAATGATCACCGGCGAGGATTATAATATTAGTCCTTTGTCAATTAATCAGCAACTGTTAAAAATCAAAGCAGTGAATAGAAGTTCCAGCGGTATTAGTCGTTATTTTGATTTAATCGATCCAACAGGAAAATACAGTAAAACAAATTTATTTGCCGACGATGGCGCAGTATACAAAGAATTATATAACGACA